CACCACACAACTGACCCGGATACCGACCAAGTGACCAAAACAATTTACGTAACTAAAAATGAAATGATTTAAAAGGAGATATTTAAATGTCAAAACACAACATTGTAAAAGCAACTTTTGCTTTGCTAGACGATAACGGCGACTTAATTAAAGACGCTACCAAAGGTCTATCTACTGACGGAATTTATGTTGCTGACCACCAAGGTGAAGGTTTCAGTCAAATTAACGTGACTGCTATTGAAGCGGCCGGGACGCCTGGTTGGGGTAATGGACAAATCAAACGAACAGCTTATGGTAAGTCTATGCCTACGCTGGCTTTAACCGCTTTAGACTTGGACTTCAAGATTAACCAAATGCTTAAAGGGTTTACACAAAATCCTGACACGGGCGCTTGGGTACGCCAACTGCCTAAGCCACACGTCGCTTTAATTGCAGAAAGTCAATCATTAGATGGCAACATCTCAATTTATGAATGTTTCAACAACATTGAATTTGTCGAAGAAGCATCTAACAACAGCACTGATACCAACAGTGAAGCTGCTTACTCAACAGTCTTAAATGGTACTGTCTTAACACCATTAAAGCCAGACATTTTCTTGGCTGCCAACGGGGTACAACAACCTTATATGATCGCCAAGTCAAATGATACTAACTTTAAACTAGATAAGCTCATGGCTGAAACGTTTGGTGGCTACACCAGTTCACCAAGTGTAGTACCTGGTAAATAACAACAATTAAAAGGCTTACCTTAACTGGGTGGCCTTTTTAATACATACAAATTTAAATAAAGGGGTACAAACAATTATGAAAATCAATGCTAAAAATTACTTTAAAATCAACAAGACAGCTGACGTAACGCCAACTAACAATATCATTCGATTAGCTACAAAAGTTCAAATCGGCATGTTGGAATCACAGGATGCTGAAAAAGAGATCACTGAACTAGACGCAATGAAAAACGGCCTGGAATTACAGGACGAAATGACCGACTTTGTGCAACAGGTTATGGGCTACACTGACAAGCAGATGGAAACGATTAACGATACCATCTCAATTGAACGGTTTGGTGAAGGTGTTGGTTATCTAATTATGCGCTTAAATGGTATCTCAGACGCTGACATTAAGCTGTCTGAACAAAAGCAACGTAAAGCCATCGAAGATGCTAAGTCGTCAAAATAAGCCGGCACAAGCGTAACGGTGAGCTTAAAAAGGAAGTCCTAAAGTTGAAAAACCAACAGGAAGACTTCAACTTACTAGCTAAACAATTATTAACCGAGGGGTTATCGCCAAAAGAATTTGATGATAGTTCCTTTTTTAATATGATGGCTAGTTTAAACGCTCGTAAAAAGGAAGACCGTGCTGAACTGGTTGACCCACTAGAAGCCATTAATCAAACGTATGGCTTATAAGCGTTTGTGCCTAAAAGGAGGTTAAAAAAGAATGGCTAAAAAAGTAGTTGGCCGTGAGATGACCAGTAAGGTTGGCCTAGATTCAGCAGAAGCCGTTAAATCACTCAAGCAGTTAACTGCTGAGGTTAGAGCTAACACTAGTGGTTGGAAGGCTCAAGAAACGGCCTTGAAATCAGCCGGAGAGTATCAAAAGGCGGCCGCAGCTAGGGTAGATGGCTTAGCCAAATCAATGGAAGCTCAAAAGGCTAAGATTGATGAGTTAAAGTCCCGTCAATCAGGTCTAAACAGAGATACTAAAGACGGTGAAGAAACCTATCTAAAGCTGTCTGACCAGATTAACAAGGCTAGTCGGTCATATGACAGTATGGGTGGTCAACTAGACCGAGCCAAGTCAAAGCTACAGTATTACAATTCAGGTTTAGCAGACCTACAAAAGGGCTATAAACAGAGTACAGCTTTAAGTGAGTCCTATGTAAAGCGCCTAGAAGCCGAGGGTAAGTCAGCCGAAGCTAATAAAGCTAAATTGGGTGGCTTAAAACAGGCCTATTCTAACATGGAGGCTCAGTATAAAGCCCAAACTAACGAACTGGAACGGATTAAGACGGCCAGTGGTGCTACTAGTGACGCCTATAAACGCCAGCAAGTGCGTGTTAATGAAACCGCAACAGCCATGGCTAAAGCTAAGACTAGCCAAAACGAGCTACTTAAAGCGATGGAAAAAGAACCTCATGGATTTATGCACGGTGTTCGTTCTAAGCTTGATAGCATTGATGACAAGGCTAAGAAGACATCTCATTTATTCGGTACAATTCTAGGCGCCCATTTAGTTGCTAATGGGATTACCAATGCTTTGTCAAGTATGACGGCATCTTTTGGCGAACTTACTAGTGCTGTAACAGAATATGATAACAAGCAACGTACAATGACGGCCACATGGACTACTTTAACTGGTTCAAACGGAAAAGGTAAACAAATGGTCGACATTGGTAATGGGTTAGCCTCAGCTTTTAATCAAAATATCAATGTGGTTGATGAACTTAACCAATCATTTTACCATGTGTTTGATAATGCACCACGGACTAAAGAATTAACTAAGTCCATCTTAACGCTGGGTGATACGCTTAACCTAAGTGATGAGAATGTTACTAGATTAGGCACCAACTTCACTCACATGTTATCAAGTGGCAAGATGCAACTTGGCGACTTTAACATGATTAATGACCAATTACCGATGTACGCTGGTAAAATGCTAGAGTTTGAAAAGAAGCAACAGCATAACAGTAAGTTAACCATGTCAACGCTGCGTGACCAGATGAGTGCCGGTAAGATTAGCGCTAAAGACGCCGAAGAAGTTATGAACTCACTTGGTGGTAAGTATGCCAAGGCTTCAGAGAACTTGATGAAGACCATACCCGGTATGGAACGATCAATCAGGACTCAAATGCCGGCGTTATTAGATGCCGTTTACAAGCCAATTGCCAATATGAAGTCTCCGTTAATGGGCCAGTTTACCAAGTGGATTGGCGATAAGAATACTAAAGCTGAGTTTAAAGATGTTGGCAATGCACTAGCCTTGCAGATTAATGACATAACTAAAGCGTTTGCTGGTAAAAAATTTAATGTTGGTGATAGCCTCAATAAGATGTTGTCTAATCTAGCAAAAGGCATTGATAAAGTCGGTGCTAACATCATTGCTCACAAAAAAGAGATCAAGTCATTCTTTGGCTCAATGAAGACCGCTTCCAAGACATCTTTTAACGTATTTGTACAGTCACTTAAGGACATCGATCCTATACTGAAGATTGTTGGTGGATTTGCTGAGAAACACCCTAAAGTATTCGCTGGTTTGGCTTCTAGTGCCTTTGTTGCAAGTAAGGGTATATCTGCATTAAAACTAGCCTTCAGTGGTTTAGACTTGGCAAAGGGCTTAGGTGGCAAGCTCAGCCGGATTGTGTTAAAACCAAAGGTTGATGGTGCTGAGGGTAAACGAGAGCTAACCAAATTTGTAAGTTTTGTTAAGCGTTCAGGGACTGGAATGGGGCACTGGTTAAAAATGGCTGCTAGTGTAACCACCACCAAGGCCAAAGGTGTGCTTAGCAGTATGTGGACACATACTAAATCAGTCGGTGGCAAGATTGGCAGGGGCTTAAAGTGGACAGCTAAGATTGCTTATAAGGGTGCTTCTAAGGCATTCAGTGTGCTAGGTGCTGGTATTAAAACACTAGGTAAATCATTTCTATCATTGGGCAGGCTATTATTAACTAACCCAATTGGACTAGTTGTCACGGCAGTAGTTGCGCTTGGAGTAGCCATTTATGAAGCGTATAAGCATATCAAACCGTTCCGCGATGCAGTAAATGGTATGGGGACTGCCATTAAGAAATTGTTTACTGGCAAGTATGGCTGGGAAAAGAAAGTTGGCTCAGCCCTAGGTAAAGTTGGTAACACTATGGGTAAATGGGCTAAAACCACTACCGGTTTCTTTAAAAAACACAAGACCGAGATATTAACTACTTTGATTAACCCATTTGCGGGCCTGGCTACATGGTTCTTAAAGGACACTAAAACTGGTAAGAATATTCAAAAGTGGTCTAAAGGTTTTAGCAAAGACATTAAAAAAATGGGCTTTAAGAAAGCGATGGAAAAACAGGTCAATGACGCTTCTAAGGCTTTTAGCAAGACTAAGTTTGGCAAGTGGTTTAAGACCGTTTCAGATAGTTTTGATGGCTTTAAAAAGAGTTTCAAAAAGAGTTGGAACAGCCACTGGTCAGCCGTGGGTAAATCACTCAGGAATAACTGGAACGGTTCTGTTAAGAATACTAGGAACTTCTTTAGTAGTGTTAGCAAGAAGTGGAACGGCTTTAAAAATGGCTTTAGAAAAGGTTGGAACAGCCATTGGAATGCTATGACTCGTAACTTGCATAGCGCATGGAGCAGTTCCTATAAGCATACTAGAGACTTCTTTAGTAGTATGGGTAAGAAGTGGAACGGTTGGAAGTCTAGCTTTAGAAAGAGTTGGGACAGTCACTGGAATGATATGCGTTCCAACTTAAACCACTACTGGAACAGGTCATATAAGCATACTAGAGACTTCTTTAGTAGTATGGGTACCAAATGGGCTGGCTGGAAGAAGAGCTGGTCACATAGTTGGAATAATCATTGGGACAAGATGCGTTCCAACCTGCACAGCTATTGGAACAAAGACCTGAGCCATACTAGAGTGTTCGGCCATTCAATGGGTGACTGGCTATCAACATTCAAAAAGTCATTCAAGGGTGGTTGGTCTAGTTTAGGTACCGGCGTTGAGAACATATTCAAAGGTCTCTGGAAAGATTTAAAGAGGTTTGCTAGAGATGGCATGAACGATGTTATCGACCTTATCAATGGTGGTATCAATGCGGTTGATAGTGTTATTCATACGTTTGGTGGTAAGAAGAAGACTATCGGTGATTTAAGCCATGTTCACTTTGCCGAAGGTACTGGTGTGCTTAGTGGGTCACGGAATCCAATTACACATCCTACTATGGCAATGTTAAATGATGGTAATGATAGTCCTCAAACTGGCAATAAAGAAATGGTCATGCTACCTAATGGCGATTCAGGCATTGTTCAAGGACGTAACACTAAGATGATGTTACCAGCTGGCACTGAGGTATTGAGCGCTAGCGAGACAGCCATGCTAATGTCGATGCAAGGTGTTAGCCACTTTTCAAATGGTACTGGAGTAGGTGGCTTCTTTGGTGACATACTAAATAGCGTTACTAGTGGGATTTCAGGCGTGACTAGTTGGGTTGGTAAGAAGGTCAATGGACTAGAGAAGTTCTTTAATGCCGCCGAAAAAGTTATTGCTCACCCAATTAAGTCACTCGAAAACCTGTTTAGCTGGTCTTCTAAGGGCGTATCGGGTGTCATGAGTAACAGTGGTCACGGCCTATTTAACGGTGTTGAGAAGCAAGCTAAGACATGGTGGTCAACCTTGTGGGGCGGCGTTAGTGACAGCCTAGACAGTGGTGCTTCTAGTTCTACGCTAGTTAATGCGATGGAGAAGTATGGTGCCACAAACAAGTATGTCTACGGTGCTGAAGGCCCTAGTGCGTTTGACTGTTCCGGCCTAGTTGAGTACACCCTAAAGAAGCTTGGAATTAGCTTCCCACGGACTAGTGGTGAGCAGTACAGGGCGTCTAAACACGTCAGCAATCCTAAACCGGGTGACTTGGTATTCTTTGGGCCTGGTGGTAGTGATCACGTTGGTGTATATACCGGTAATGGTGAGTTCTATAGTGCTGAAAATGAGCATTCTGGTATGGGTATCAGTAAAGTCCATGGCGGTGGCTATGGATCGTTTGCTGGCTATGGACGAGTACCCGGTTTATCAGACAGCACTAGCTCGGATAAGAAATCTAAGTCTAGTGGACTACTAGAAACCATTAAAAAGCAAGTAGGTAGTGGTTTCTGGAAGTTTATTAGCAAGTTAGCGGATATGTTTGGTGATGGCGGTAGTAGTAACCCCGGTGGCTCAGGTGTTCAACGTTGGAAGCCGGATGTTATCAAAGCCTTGAAGAAGAACGGCTTTGAAGCCAGTGCTAGTCAAGTATCAGCATGGATGAAAGTTATTGCACGTGAATCAAACGGTGACCCGTCAGTGGTCAACAATTGGGACGCCAACGCTAGAATGGGTATTCCATCTAAAGGGCTGGTTCAAACTATCCAGCCAACATTTGATGCTTACAAGTTCCCTGGCCATAACAATCCACTTAATGGATATGATGACTTGCTAGCTGGTATCCACTATATGAAGGCTAAATATGGCTCAGGCGCTAGTGCGTTTGCTCGTGTTAGTGGGCCAGAAGGCTACGAGAACGGTGGCATTATCAACACTAACCAGTTGATTGAAGTCGCTGAACACAATAAGCCTGAAATGGT